GGTAAAATTGTGACATCTCCCGAAGTCATTGCATCGGTAATCGCGGAAAAGGTAAGCCCCTTTTCATCCTTCATTTTTTTGAAAGCCCAATTACCGAACAAAACCGCGTGATCTTGCCCGTTTAGATTAATGGAATGAATCATGATAAATCAATTAAGACGTTTTTGTAAGTGTTCCGGTTCCGGTGCCTGAATAGGAAATAGTAACATTTTGGTTGGTTCCGGCGCTGGTAATGTCAAATTTTGTCCAAAGCACATTGCCCGATAAAATATCGTCGCCCGATACCGCCGTTTTGAACGACACCGCCGAAACGGTTTGCGCAAGAACAAGCGTTGTTAGTTGGCTCATTGATAATGTGCCGTCATACGATCCAAGCGCGGTACCGGATATTTCCCAGCCCGTTTGGCCATATAACATCTCTTTGAACTGCCCGCTATCCTTGCAAGTTGTGTCGCGTGTGTCGTTGGTAATAGACAAAGAAGCATCAGTTTGGCACGTAATAGCGCCAGAGCCGATGTAAATTTTTAAAAGTTTGGTATTGACTACTCCAGTAGTTGGCATGGCTATTTATTTTTTTTGTTTGAAGTTGTTTGATCGTACAATTCATTCCCTTCGACAACAAAAGGCGAAGGAACGCAGCCTAAATCGTAATAATCAGGGTTTATTCGTGACGGTGTATTTGGGTGTACTGCCTCGTGGCCTAATTCAACCAAGCGCGCGCCGTCTACGTCGCTTACATCGACAACGGAACCGCATTTATGAATAATTCCAAAGTCTGACCAATCCGATTTTAACCGTACTTTCATAATCCTGATTCTTTTTTGTATTTTTCAATGGTGCGCAAAAATTCATTTATCATTATGGATTCGATCCGCGCTTTTGAGCGATCCCATGCGGCGTAAAAAAACGGTTTGCCGCCCCAATTCTTTGTACCCTTTTCAACCATCCCCATATAATACCCGTCTGCTCTATTGCCTGAAAATTGGCCCGTCGCGCTGCCTTTTTGAAGCCTTGCGCCCACATAGACGGCGTATTTTGCCCGCTTTAAATCCAGTACCCGAATAGAGCGCGCCAGGTTGCCAGGGTAATAAGTTGCAACTACATTTCCCATGCCTTTGGGCGCTCGTATGGCCCTGCTTACTTTAACAGTGCTGTATCTTTTATGCACCTTTTTACCGACTGGTGCCGCCGCCTCTGCGCTTGCCGCAAAGTAAGCGCCGCCCAAATTGAAAACGCGTTTTCTGTCTGCGTCCAGTTTATCGCCAAACATTTGCAATGCCTGGATAGTGCTTTGTATTTCCTGTTCCATTTTTAAAGCCTTTCGCGTATAAAATACGCTGATTCTCTAAAAAAATAGTTACTACCGTTCGCATCGCTCGCGCCCTCCTCCATACCGTCTTTACTGCTCAACCATTCGCACACTTCAACGGTAACACCGCCCGCCGCTTCACCTTCGCCCCCATCATCCACATAGTCAAGTGCCGCCCGTACTGCTTTGTCAAGTGCCGCCGCCGCGTCGTAAGTAGCCGCCCATGATCTAATCGTAAATTCGCAATTATCCTTTGTGGCTGCTTGCGTTTTGTTGTGGTCGCCTGGTGTATAAATAGCACTATACGCAATAGCGGGATATGAAGCATTTTGCGGAATAACAATCGGATATACCCGCGTAGATATAAGCGCCGATACTCCAGCGTTTGCCGTTAACTTTGCGTATATGTATTTATCTGCGATCATTTGCGAACTTCACAAAGATATGTTTCAAATTTACGTCTGCCTACCATGTCAATAGCCAGTATGTCGTATGTATCACCATCGTAAATAACGCGCATTTTTTCTGAAACGTCCCCCATATACCTCACTGTAAATTCTATTTGCCCCGTTGTTATGTGTTGATCTGCCGTGAACGATTCTCCCGCCTTTCTTGACAAAGGCTTTGCCCTTGCCCAAACAGTGCGCAAATCTACCCATGTAATCAACTCAGATCCGGTAGCCGTCCTGCTTGTTGTAAACGTCTGAATGGTAATGCGTTGGTCTAAACTTGCAATGTCCGGTAGTTTAGCGCCTATATTTGCGTAGTTGTTCGGCATTACAGCATATTTAGACGTGACAATGATAGCAAAGCCCATGCACTGCGCGCCATTGCACTACCGTTTTTACCTAAAGGCATATCTTCGCGGTTTTCGTACATTAAAGCAATTTGCAAAAGCATAGCGGTTTTAATGTTTGCGTCAATTTCCAAGGCCGTGTCTTTTCCCGCGTTGTATGTGATCTTTACGATATTTGGGAAAGATAGCATACCGCCAAAAGTAGACAGCGATATGTTATTTTTAAGCATAACGCGCCCTGGTTCGCTCACATCATCCACCGTATAATCCGTGCTTGCAAGTGTTACATACGTTCCCGCGCTGTTGCGATATTCAAACGTTACGGTACTTGAATTTAACGGCCCAACTGACAGATCAAAGCATCTTTGCCATTCATCCCAAACTTCGACAACGGTTTGAGTAATCAATATCCTGCCTGTCCCTTTTTCGGCCCAATTGCGCGCCGCGCTAATAAGCCCACGTATCAAATCATCATCCTCTGTCACATCGGGGTGTATTTTTAGCCAATCCTTAGCCTCTGCCAATGTTATTGGCTCGCTTTGTGGTTGCGCTGTTATTTTATACATACCCATTGTTAACGGCTTTCTTTACTGATAATGATCTTTTTTTCCCGTAATTGGTGCGGTGCAATTGTTTTTTCCTCCGTCCTTATCGCAAGTCCGGCAGATATTAAACCCTTTGCCAGGTTTTCAGGAACCGTAATGCAGTCCCCTTGCGCCCCGACAATACAGGTTTTTAACAATTGCACCGCTACCATCATTTTATGCTTGCAGAATATATTTGATCGCGTTTGCATTAATCAAATTGCCATCCAAACGCAGCCAGCCCATAAAGCCAACCTCACGACTTGCCCAGTACAGCATATTGTTTTGCGACAAATTAATCCCGCCAATACGCCGGATTTTGTACTTGGAGAAGTCACCAAAGTACACGGACTTCGTAGCCGTTACAGGTACACGGGTTGTTGCGTTCGCGGCTGCCAGATCGTTATTAATAACGATTGGATAGCCCATCAAACGATCCGGTTCGCCTTCTACCAATGAAGGGTAGAAAATTTGCACGGTGTTTGTGTTGCCAATGTCCAGGGTGCGAATGTACCCCATGATCGTGTCCGACATCATCCATTGCACCTTTGGCCCTTGTCGGTATGCTTTATCCACACTGTGAATAGCGCGCACCAGTTCAGCCTGTGTGATCGCAGTAGCACCCGCCGTGGTCAATGCTGCATTTGTTACGGTTGTGGTCAATCCGTAAGGCTGGTTTGTGCCTGTTCCGTTCGTCAACGCTGAATTGACAGCACGGCCTAAACGAGTAGGCAGCAAATCGGCCAGGGTAGCCTGAACTAAGCCCACTCGGTTGTCTGCCATTAATTCGTTAGACATTTTGATGATCTTGGAATCGATAGTGTAGTCCGTAAACAACACATTTCCAAAGGTCAAATCCGCTACGGTTGCTCCGGTTGTTTGCGCAATGACCGCGCCGCTTGTTCCGGTATCGTCCAAAGTTGGGTATTTCAGAATGCCGCCGCTTTCATCGGTAAAATCACCGCAGTTGCCCAGCATACCGCCGTACCACTTCATCATGTTTTCCAATTGATCGGAAAATTTCTGCGGAACGGTAAAGCCGCCCAAAGAATCGGTCGTAGTAATCTGCGAGGAAGTGCCGCGCGTTTCAAGCATCCGCTTTTCGTCCGGTGACAGGGTTGCTCCATTTGGCAGCGTGCAATAACGCCAAAACGCCTGGTCGTATGTTACGGCGTTTTCAGGCGGCGCAACTTTGTTTTTTTCGCGTTGCTCCGTTTCATCCAAAAGCATCAAACGGCGCTGTTCTTGCTCCATTTCGGCATCCGCTTTCATTTTTGTGAGCTCTTCAAACCGCTTGTTGGCGTTTTGGTAGTGCGTTTCCGTGGCTGCATCATCAAACTTGCCGCCTGACCGCTTGCCGCGTAAGTCTTGTAACTCGGCAAAGACTTGTTGCCGCTCCTGTAAAATTTCTAATAGTTTAGACATCTTCGCCTGTTAAATTTGTTGCATAATATCGAACATGTCGTATTGTTCCCGCTGTTCGGTTGGTTCGGTTATTTCTGTATTTTCAAGGCTTTCAAGGCTTCTTTTTGCCACGCTGGTATCAGGGTTTGCAGGAAATGTGACGGGCGAAGCGTCGTACACCTTTAGCACGTTGGTTATGGTGCGATGATCCCGCCCATTAACGCGCTCCCATTTGTCGCCCGTGCCGTCGGCTGTGTAACGCAGCGTAAAGCCCCAGGAACTTTGTGTTATGTCGCCGCGCCGTAGCGCCTCACGTACATTATCGCCGTTGGGACTGTTTGGAAGGTCGGCTTCGTACCACATCCCCACGTCATCAATGCCCAGCCGCGCCGTACCGCTTGCAGTTCTGCCTAAAATGATATTGCTATCATGGTTTAGCAAAATGCGAACGTCGGCCATATCTGCGCCATCCAAAGCCGTGCGCGCTATTTCCTCCGTAAACCAGCCCATGTCATACGTTACGCCAAATTTCAGGGCATAGCCGCGAATTGTAAACGCTTCGCTTCCTTCAATTGCCCGTACTTCAATCGGCTCCGATATGTAGCGATGTTCCACGCTATTCGGCTGCTCCTTCTTGCGGTTCTCCATTATCTGTATCTTTTTCGGCTTCCTGCATTTTTTCAGGTTCAGCCGGTGTGTTTAAATCAATGCTGCCGTCCTCATTTACAGGCGTAACGCCCGCTTGTGCATAGGGCAAATCGCCCCACGGCACACGGTTAAGGTTATCCATTTCCCGAACGTCATTAATAGTATAAACCATGTTTTTAAGCATGGTATCTGCGTATTCACCCCTGCTTTTCATATCCCCGCGCAATAAGCCCGCAAGGTTAAAGCGGTGGTACACGCTGCCGGATTGTTTTTCTTCGCTGGTAAGCAGTTTTACATCATGCTCCTGTTCTGCCTGTTTGGCCCAGGGCGCAAGGCAATACTTCACGAAACCGTTATCCATCATTTCAATGTTATTGAAAGTGGATCGGTCAAGTAAATTAATCATGTGTGCAGGAACGCCAAATATTCGGCAAGATTCGTATCCTTGGAAACTGCGCGTTTCATTCAATGCCGCTTCCTGTGGGCTGGTGCCAATCTTATTGTATTTAGCATCGGCATCTAAAAGCATAATGCCGCCCACGTTGCTAACACCCGCGTGTTTTTCTCTAATTTTGCGCTCTATAATAGCACGTTCATTTGGCGTTAAAGCGTTAGGGTATTCAATCACCGCATCAACCGCCGCGTTATTGCTAAAGTAGTTATGTCCGTACCTGGTTGCGTCTATTGACATGGCAAGGGATGAAGCAAACGTATTGCTTACATCTATGCCCGCATAGCCGTCCATTGACATACCGCGCAAGTGAAGTACCTCGTAATCAAATAGAATTTCGTTTACAAATTTGGCGCCTACCTGTCGATTGACAACGTAGTATAATTGGCCGCTATCGGATTGATAGACTATGACGTTTTCAGGAACAAGGCGCTCCATTTTAAACGCCCGACCGCGACCGTTAAAGGATATTTTGGCGTAGGCATTGCCAAAACAGGCATCCGCAAACATATCACGGCGAAAGTTAAACGCCGTTTGC